AGAACCAGCACCAGTTTCACTATTGGATATGCCAATACCGTGGGCCATAATATCGTTCACATTAGCACCAGCGCCTTTAAGCAATTCTGATTTTAATTTGATATACATTTTTTTCTCAGTAATAGCGGCCGTCACAATTTTCCAGCTCGCTTCCGATTCCATTAGCTGAGGTACGCAAGCTTCCAATAAATCAGTATTATCAAAAGTTTTAAAACGGTCAGATAAAAAAGCGCGAGCGGTGCCATAGTTTGGACTGCCAGCAATGTCATACGTTCTAATTAACCTTTTACTAGATTCTTTTTGAAAAATAGCATTCATAACATTATCAAACTCTACTGGATATTGCTGTTGAAGGCGTTTAGCCGTCCTAGTATCGAAGCCGTTCTTTTGTGCTATCTGATCGAAGCATAAATCATTAACTTTTAATATTTTGGTAGGCACGCCGCCAGCTCCCTCCATAACAATTTCACTTTTATTACCTGAATTATCATCGGACCATACTGGCGTTCTTAATTGAAGCTCGCTAGTCGGCGCGATATAATCTTGTTTAAGTGAATTAGTTTCTTGAATAGTTCTAAGTAAGTTGGATAAAGTATTATCCTGATTTTCTATATTGTGCATTATTTGACTCCTATCGTTAAAATGCGAAAAGCGGCCCATTGTGGACCGCTTCCTATTTTATATAAAAAAGCGCATATGTCAAATTGGTAATTAACGTCCAAATTTTTCCACAAAAAATTCTTTAATACAAGCTAATTCACTTTGCGTATAATCAACTGCAAATTCAGATTTTTCGTATTCATCCATTACTTTTTTTGTATAATCAAAAATATCTTCATAATCGTGAAATTTTTCCAGCTCTTTATCTTTATACCAAACTTTCAATAGATCATAAAATATTAAAAATTTATATTGCGCTTGCTTAACCTCTTGCCAAACTGCGGATTTAAGTTTTGAATTTGAATTTAATTTTTCCTCAGAAAAAACAATACCATTATTTTTATTTGCATTAGGAAAAACTGTATTAAACATATTACTTTTCATAAGCGCCCCCTATAATGGATTTAGACCATTGCCAGCGCCATATGCTCTAACAATAAAATCTTCAGTAGTTTTTATTTTGTGTAATGCGTCCATAGGATACACGGCTACATCACCAAGCTCACCTTGGGCCGCTAGATCGTCAACAAATTCTTTCATTGATTCTTTAGTTTTAAAATCGATTGCTAATCGATAAGTTTTTTTTGGTTTTGTCATATTAGACTCCTGTAGTTTATAATTGAAAAAAGCGGCCCAAACTTTGGACCGCCCCCAGTATGCGATTTTATAGAAAAAATGTCAAATTACTTTCTGCGCCTACCCTTAAATGGTTTTTGTTTTTTGTATTTTTCAAAATTACTTCCATAAAGTAAACGGCCAATAAGCTTATAAATAAAATACATTATGCTACCTTCCTATTCTCAGCTTTAGCTGTGACATTAATAACAATTACATTTTCCTGCATATCGTTATCCAAAAGTATTCTTTTATAAGTTAGTGCAATTAAATCATTAACCTGAGCTTTTTTTCTTATCCCTGATATAGATAATCGCCTATCACCTCTATTTACAGTTTTATAAAAGGAAAGCGTGCATACCGAATCATCATCATCATAATATGCCAGCAGTTTATGCTTTTGGCCCTTTTCCATTAAATTAAAATCTATACCAAATAATTTTGCAAATTTTCTAATGCTTTCATTCGCATCTATTATAGATTTATTTAGCATTGTATTGGTTAGTCTCAGCTGGCCTGAGTCTACTTCCAATGTGTCTAAAATTTTTTGTTCTTTTTCCATTATATTGCCCTCCATACTTTAAGCTCATTATCTATTGTATCGCGACTTAAATGAACAACGCCCTTCCAGTCAGCTGATACGTCTATTTTTGGATTGTATTTGCCGCCGTGAACATAAAATTTATTATGTTCATAAGGATTGTAAAACACTTGTTCAAACTGCTCTTTAAGTGTCCAGTTGTCTATCCAGTCACCAATAACAAAAGCGTGAACGTATTTTTTGTTTTCCCTAACTACGCGGTCCCTAGTCTTTTGGCTAACCCAAAAGCTAGCATTTTCTAAACGAATGTGATCACCGTGTTTACGATGATCACCATAACAATGACGAATTACTTTACGAGTTTTATAATCCATCACACTTAAACAGTCTTTAGTAAGGTTTTTATAAACTTTAACTTTCATAATAAATTTTCTCCTTTTAAATTTAAGGTATAAGTTTCACCTTCGCACCAGCTGGTCCATCCTTCATACCAGTCAAGAGCTGTATAAGGCTTCCAGTCCTCACTACGATCGCGATTTATTTCAGTTAAAAGTTTATTAACTGACCATATTTTTATATCGCCAGTTTCTAAATTTTTTACTTTAAATTTTTTATTATATTTTTGTGGAATTAAATAAAAATTTTCGCCGTCAGTTTCTGAAACGCCCATATTGTTGACTTTTGTGCTATAAATAGCATCTTTTGGATGCTTAGTAATATCATCTACATATAAATTTATGTCATATGATATACCTTCATGTTCAAAAGCTTGCCAATCTTCGCAACGATAACCGCTTAATATGCTATCTGTTAAAAAAGATTTATATTCAAACAATACTTTACGTTGAAATTTTTTATCATTGTTAAATTTTTGTTCGAGGTTAATCATTTTTATCCTCCAAAAATTTGAAATGAGCAACATAGTTACCGTTTTTTATGTCAAAAATATCGGCTTCAATATATTTTTCTAATTTTTCATCAGCAGTTAAAACTATTTCATAATTTTTTAAAGCTGGAGATATTTCAGATAATGAAGCTCGATATCTTTCATCGTCTATAACCATGCTCATTGATAAATCCCCATTGAACACATTTCACCCATTGAGGACCAAACTATTCTGTTTTCCTCTTTTTCATCTACGTCTATATGCTTATTCCAAAGAGTGCATATAGCTCTAACATGATTGTATCCTCCAACAAATTTATCTAATTCATGTGGATCTTTAGGATTAATTTTACCAAGTGGATAATATCCATCTTCGTTTTCTATTATTTTTGCAACTCTGTAATTTTCATTTTCTTTTACAGGTGTATAGCAATATTTTTTTTCTGTAGTCATTTTAGCCTCCAAGCTATTAATTAATGTTGTTTAGAATGGTATGCGATTTTTTATATAATAGCAAGTCAAAAATTTTTACCCAGTCATAAGGCTCAGGACAAAAGTAATGCGGCGCTAGTTTTATGCCCTCTTCTTTCAGCTGTATAACTTGTTCAGCTCGATATAGATGTAATCCCTGAACGCTCTTTACTAAAATCCAAACAGAAGCTTTCTCGTGTAAAGATATCCAGCTAATTTGCTGGGGACTAAGTTTTACTTTGTTAAAACGTGCATATTTTAATTCTACAAAATGAAATTTATGATTGTGATCACAAATTAATAAATCAGGAAGGCCAAGCGTCATCCAGTTTTCTATTCTACTTAAACGTAATGGTTCACTGTATTGTAGGGATGCCCTCTTTAGCTGTTCGTACAGACCTGATTCTTTTTTGGTCGGACTTCTCTTCCTCGTGTTCAATAACGTCTTCAGCGTATCTCGGTTCATTTTGTTTAAGTTCCTTCAAAGCTTTTAGAACTTCTTCTTTAGACATACTGTCTATTGTTCCATGACGGATCTCAGATTTATTGATGTAAATATTACCGTTAGCTTGGCCCCTACGGTATTCAGCTTGGACGGCGGCAGAATATGCACCATTTTCCAAAGCTAAATCTCTAATTCTTTGCAAATCTCTTAAATGTCTTTTGAAAGTAATGCCATATTTCTCATCCAGTTCATCTCTATAAGCTTGTATTGCTCTACAAACATGAGGACAAATCTCAGGATTAGTCATTTCATATGCTCTAGTGTGTGCTGAAGAAGCTGGGAACCCAGCGTTGATAGCGGCTTCTCTATAAGTTATCATTCCATCATTAGAAACTAACTCTTTTACAAACTTTTCTTGTCTTCTAGTAAGCTTGCTATGTATATCTGCTTTTGGTCTGCCACGACCCTTTTTCAAAGGCTTTAAATTATTCATTCTTTATATATAGACCAGAAAATATTTTTTTGCAAAAAACTTTTTCGCTCTTAGTAAGGCCAAAATCAATCTAATATTGTAAGTTACATTTTTAAAAATAAATATGTAACCAAATATGTAACCATAAATTTGTTATGTATAAAGGATTACAGAGTAAAGTTACATAAGTTACACCAGTTACACCTATTTTTAATAAAAAATATTTTTTTTATTTTCAGCTCTATATATAGAGGAGATTAATAAATGTAACTATTTTTCTTTTTTTGTTTTCCAAAAATATTCGTTAGTATCGCCCAGTCTTGTATTATTACCATTCTCAACTTGATATTCTATTGTGCTTACCTTAAAATCAGGCTGTCGCGGCTTGTCAGGCGTGAGACTATTGTCATAAACTCTCATTCTATTATTTGGATATACACAATATTGTCCATTCTCCAGCTGGAGCAGATTAAAAGATTTATGTTCGTCAGGTGTTTCGGATGTACTATAGTCTATAGCGTTAACATCAGCGTGGTAATTATCCAAAGTTGCTACATATATACCTTTTTGTATACCAAAGTCTCTGGTTAGCACCTCAAAATCCATTGAACCGATGAATTGTTTATGAACAGCCACGATACCATAATCCATACAATTCCAGAACTGAAGATTATTAAGAGGTAGGTCTGGATCGGGTATTTCAGGTCTAGATACAAATGCGCTAATAGGCAACTTGTCAAACAAAGCCCCATATTGAGGCAGATAAGTCTCAAAATAAAATGCTCTCCCAGGAATAGATTTACATGAGACCCAGACCCCATCGACAAATTCACCAAATCCATCTTCTAAATCCCTTAAATATTCTTTTCTTACATAAACTTTTTGAGCTGGTAGATTACAAATTAACTCACTCATTCAAAAAGTTCTCCCAAAGTTGTACTACTAGTGATGGTGGTTGCTCGTTTAGTCACACGGCCATATTCTATTTCATTAACAGCTCGTGGATCATCTTCAAACCACATCTCATCAGGAGCTGGCGTAGTTGGGTTAGCTTGCATTTCTTTATAAATATCTCTAACGGATGGATTTAATTTTTGAGTACAGTCAGGACAATATGTAGGTTTTGTCCTGATATATTTAGTTCTTCTAAGTTTACCCCCACATTCTCTGCAAAAATTCAAGCCATATCTTGCCATTAGTAACCTCTTTTAATAACTGTAAGACATTTTGTCAGCAAAGCAGCTGCTTTAGCATCGTCTTTCTTCTTGAGCCGTGAGACTTCTTCGTTGACCAGTCCTTCTATTTCTAACATTGCTTCTGCCCATGATGGCATTTCGTGAATTTTAATCCAAGCACTTTCTTCTTTCATTTAATTATCTCCTTCAATTTTTCCAAAAAGGTCTGTTTGCGTGGCGTGACCCGTGGGTCGAGAATGTGGAGTTTCCAAACTTTGTGCATAGTCGGCATTTTTTTCAAAGATGCGTCTTGATGGCGGTATCCAGACCAGCTGTGTTTGATCATTGTTTTGATCTGTTCGCCATACGAACCAAGCGTAACTTGTAGCTGTCGAAGCAGTTGCGGACAGACGGCCTTTAACGATTGGAACTCGCTCACTAAACTGCGCGATAATCGTTGGCGGATTTGGTTTAAATAATCTTTCATATCGTCCTATTCCTTCCATGAACTGAGTTCTAGCGAAGACTGCCACCAGCTTGCGTGTCATGGACAAAGCTTTAATTACAAATTCTTCAGCTAGATTAAAAGGTGGGTTAGTAATAATAAAATCGCATTCTTGTTCTACATCTTTAGACAGAAAATCTGCGATACGATCCTGACCGTAATCGGCTATGTCACATGATTCGACCTTATCAAAATATTCTTGAAGAACCTTAACCATGTGACCGCCGCCGCAAGCTGGCTCCAGACAGACATCATTATAATGAACAAAGCCCATTGGTAAGATGACTGACTGAAACAGAGCCCGCGTGGCCCAAGGCGGAGTAGGAAAGTAATCGAGACTATCCTTTTTCTCGTGCCGTTGGGACATTACCGCGTGTGTTTTATTCTGTGTCTTCATCGCACTGCTCGCAAACTTCGGGCACTTCATCGTCACCCAGCATAGAGCTATAGGTATGACCGCAATCTGTGCATATGAATTTTCCTTGCTGTTCTTTGACCATCAATCAACTCTATCTATGATTACGATTTCATGTTTAAGATCTATCGCTTCTCTGATTTGATCGGCACTGTCGGCCTCAACCATAAAACTTACATCACGAGTTGGTTGTTTACTCTCTGGTGACCAACGCACTTTAACATAATATCTATTTTCCATAATTTAACCTCCAAGTTGTTTTTTTTAACAAATAAGATTTATCGCATACATTGTCAAGCACAAAAAAAACCCGCAAGAGAAACGAAAAACTTGCGGGTTCATTTTTTTCAACATTAATCTTAACCGAAAGGAGTCTTTTAAGATCAAAATAACAGTATCAAATACCATCAATAAGGTCAATCCCATATTTTAATATATTTATATTTTTTTAATTTTGCTCTTAATTTTTCATCTGTGCAGTTTTGACAGAAAAATTTTATAGCTGTGCGACTATCGCCCATAAACAATAGCCTATCTTTAAAATATACGATAGCTTTGGAGCTATCATTCGTGTTTAAAATATAACCATCGCTCTTATAAATGCTCATTTATTCTTAACGGCGCTGTTCAAAGAATCAATGATATCATCAATGTTGGGCTCTTTTTGCCACGGATTATATACACATTTATATTTTTTTGGACACCACGATTCGATCATCATCTCATAAGTTTTATTACCACCTATATAGACACAAGCCATCATCCCTGTCTTGGATTTTATTCTTTTGACCAAACGACATGTGGTATATTTTTTCTTTTTTTTTTATTTTGCCATATTTTTTGTTGTTCTGTGTAACCTCTAGGTTTGTATTTATAACCATCGGCTTTTGCTTTTTTAATCCATATACCAGCTACCAATGCGGCAAAACCACCTATGATAACTATTACAATAAACCATGTAATAATTTCACCTATCTGCCGTCTGAGTTGTTGCTGTTTATAAACGGTTTGCTGACGTTGTTTTCTTATTTGCCCTTCCATTTGTAGGAGCTCTTCATAGGCCCCTGGGCCGTGGGTCAAGTTCAAAAACATTTTAAGCTCGTATCGTTGTTCTTCCAGCTTTTTTTTAGCGGCGTAAGCCGCGAGAGCTGCCTCTTCGATAGAGTTTGCCTTGAACAGCTTACCAAACAGGGGAGGGTTCTTTGCTTGTTTTTCAGCATTGTCTATGTCAGAGACAGCGCCCATCCAGCGTGACACGTCTGAAGCCATAGACTCAATATCTTTTGCTGCTGCAAATCCTTGTTTGATTGCATTAAAAGCGCTATTCGCTACGCTCATAGCAGCGGTTATAGTTAAAGGGTCCATACTTCATTGTAACATGTTTTTAAAAAAAAATGAAAGTCAAGTCTTTCAAAAAAATATTTTTTAAATAGAATAGATTATTCAGAGGAGAAAATACATGTCAAGTTTACCAAACAGAAGGCCGTGTGTTACCACGGACGTAGGAGAAGGTTTAGCTGTTACCGTCTCTTTTCACCCAGAGACAGCTGAACCAGTTGAAATATTTTTATCAGGAAGAGGTAAGAAAGCCTCAGACGGACCAATGACGGACGCTTTATATAATTTAGGCGTAGAAGCGTCTAAAATTATGCAAGATAAAGAGAATCAACCCGCGGCGGAGTGATCTTTTGCTTTTCGCAAGGTCATTTCAGCATCTACGAGCTCTTTTACTCTCTTTTGTTCTTCTGAAACATACTGAGAGTAAATGTACCGTAGTTGTCCACCCAAAGTTCTGCCCTCTTTGGCCGCTATTTCCTTAATTTGGAGGTAAACGTCCTTGGGAACAAGAATGCTTTTCCACTTATCTGTATCCATATCGCATAAATCCTTTTGTTTTACGCGATTATATGCGAGAATATACAATTTGGTCAATGTTTTATTTAGATTCGCCCCATGATGGGCCTATTTCCACATCAACTTTGTTCGGCACACCCAAAGGCACTGCATTTTCCATTGCATCAACGATTGATTCGACCTGTTCTTTAGACGAAACGGACACAGCTATCTCATCATGTATCTGAATTAACGGAGTTATCCCCAGCTTGTGGATATCTACCATAGCTTTTTTGGTCATATCAGCGGCAGAAGCCTGAATTAGACGGTTGAGGGCCTTGTATGTGTAAGCTCGTCTTAGTCTTGTTGTTGGACCGTGTTCATTGAGCGCATCTTTATAGGGCAGAGCCTTGTTCATAGCGAATGTATCGGGCTCCCAGAGGTCAAATCGGCATTTTCTACCTAAAATAGAGCGTATAGAACCAGAACTTTGTCTTGAATTTAGCTTATTCATCACGCCATGCATGAGCATTTTAACAAAAGGCACACGATCATGGTACTGGTTCACGAGCTTTTTAGCTTCATCCACAGGTATATCGAGCTGATCTGACAGTTTATTCACACCCATACCGTACATCATGCCTAAATTTATAGTTTTAGCTTGCTTACGAGGTATCTTTGCCATGTCTGCTACCATAGTATGGAAGTCCATATCAGGATCATTCTGATATCCATCGACAAATTCTTGTACACCTTGCATGTCATGACCCTGAGATTTACCATAAGCGTGGGCATAATGAACCAAGATCCGTGGTTCCTGTTGCGAGAAGTCTATACTAGCCCACTCTTCACCTTCTTCAGGTAAAAACAGGGAGCGAATCATAGGGCCCAGCTCAGGATCACGGGCTGGTATCTGCTGTAAATTAGGGTTATTCATACTGATTCGGCCTGATACGGTGCCACCATCGTCAGATCTGATCTGATTTATATGGGAGTGTATGCGACCGTCTACAGCTGTATGCTTCATAATCGTATTAATAAAGGTCCCATGTGTTTTATTTAAGCCTCGTGTGCGCAAAATCATCTTAGGTAGCTCGTGTTCATGTTCAGATAGGAACGATCTAGTAAAGCTAGGTGCGCCTTTTTCAGTTTTAGGATAGATTATACCTACCGAATCGAAGGCCTTGGCAAGTGACTGAGCTGCCCATACTTCTACGTTCATGCCTGTTATGTGCTTAATTTTAGCAAGCATTTCTTTTTCTTCTTTGAGCAGATAATCTCTGGTGCGCTCAACGCGGTCTTTATCTATACGCACACCTTTCCAAGTCATATCTATCAGCACAGGCAGTACATCCAGCTCAAGATTGATTATGCTCCACAGATCTTCTTTAGAAATTAATGTCTTAAAATAGTTCCACAGCTCCAGTGTTAGCTCGGCATCCACTTCAGCATATGGTCCTACATGCATGGATGGCAGCTTCCAGAGCTCGGCCTTGGGATCTACACCAAAATCACGAGCGGCTTCGGTCAGGTTCTTTTCACTTTTTGTTTTTGCAAGATAATCAAAAGCCAATGCATTTAGACTGTAGCTGAAACGGTTTTCATCTAGCAGAGAGGCTACGACCATAGTATCAATGATACGTCCATTGAGAGTAAAACCCATGCGTCTAAGCCAGCCCGCATCGTATTGTGCGTTGTGCATAATTTTTTCTGCTGGTGATTCGCAAACCTTCTTCATCCAGTTATTGACTATGCGCTCGTCTATATTACCACCACCGCCGTGCCTGATAGGTATGTAACCTTTCCAGCCGTCTACAGCTACAGCGTATCCTACAACTTCACCGTCACCAGTTGGCCATCCAGGGCCTTTAGTTTTAAGATTAGGATCTTTTGTTTCTACATCTATCGCTATGCTTTTAGCACTGGTTATGTCAGGTAGTTCGTGTGGTGGCACCCATTCTGATTTAGGTGTGAACATCGCCATCTGAAGTGTCATATTGTACCTCTATAAGTTTGTTAAGGTACCAAAGTGCTTTCTGTAAATCTTGGATACCGTTTTTGTGTCTATAACGAGCTAAGTATTTGAGTATATTACCTTCTAGATAATAATGAAAGCCCTCGGCCGTAATAGATTCTATTATATCTATGGTTTCAATTGAGCTGTTTGTGTAATGATCTGGATGGTTAACCAACTTACTAAGTTCTATATTATCTGACTGCTGGTTTGCTTGTTTCTTTTTCATTTCTTCCTCCTTTAATCTTTTTTTCATGTACTCTAAGTGTCTCATCTTTATCTCCGTAATCCCATCCTTTAAATCTATAACCTTTATCATGTAGACAATTTATACAAGCCACACTAATACCTTCCCTTCCATCTAAATTATTAACAGGCATTATAAAATCTTTTTGTCTTTTTAACTTTGAACATTTTTTACAGTAGAACATTATGTATGGTGGTTTCTTTTTTTTCATATGTAATAACTCCTATTGCTATCTTCTGATTCTACTATAAATAAATTCTCTTTGGCCCGTGTGACAGCAACATAGAACACTCTATGTAAGTCATCGTTGCCTACACGCATCGCATCGTCAGCTGACGGAGATAAGTCTGTAAATACGACTACATTCTCTGACTCACCACCTTTAGACCCGTGGATCGTGGATATTGTTATACGAGGCTCTGCATTAAACTTCTCTCCTCGTCTTAAAAGAGCTGTGATATAGACACGCTGTTCCTCTGGCAATCTATCGAGGGCATCTCTCCATATCAGCTCATCACCTACCATAAGGCCCCACTCTGTCTGGAGCTGCTTCATGTTAAACAGATTACTGTCATCTGCACCGCTCATCGTTTTAAAACCGCGCTTGATACGTTTTCCTGTAGACATGAAGCTATAGATATCTTTTACAGTCTCCAAGGTAATGCTTTTACCTTTACGCATCTGCTCCCAGCCATTAACTGCTGAAGATATCTTAGCTGAGATAGATCTGTGTCCTTTGTGTGTAAACAGATAGCCTGATGATTTAAGCATATCGACTACAGGATTAAGTATGTATCCAGCCTGTGCCAGTATCAGCCACTGGCCAGACGATACGTCAAGATCTTCTAATCTGCTGACATGTTGTACAGACCCGTCTTCATTCTTAGGTTCATAGCGTTTAGGATATCTGTTATTTATTCTAGAAACTATAGTCTCGGCTGTTCTGTGAATAAGCCGTGGGACGCGGTACGATTGTGATAATGTTTCACTAGATCCATCAAGGGTAATGAAATGTTCTACATCTGCACCAGCCCATCTATAGATAGCTTGATCATCATCTCCAGCCGCGTACATCTTCTTGGCATTCTTATCTAATATATGTGCTATGTCCCATTGCAGAGGACTAAGATCCTGAGCTTCATCTAGAAATACCAGCTCAAACTTAGGACAGGACACTTCAGCTTCGTCAATAAAGCACTGTAGCATGTCTGTAAAATCGTACAGCTCGTGCTGTTGTTTGTATTCTT